TGCTGTTCGAGCGCGGGTTCCATCGCGCGGTCCATCAACATCCCGGCGAATATGGTGTTGGCACGGCGTCTCGCTTCGGAGACTCGTCCTCGCCCCCGGAGGCCCTTCTCACTGGGGGCGACGTAGACGAGACTGCGGGTCGCGCCAACCCGCATCCGTGACCACTTCCGGCCGATCCGTGAGATGGTTTGGACGCTAAGACCTTGGGCGTCGCGTCGCACCGGTTCGGCGACGTCACGTTCGGCTTTCCGCACGCCGAGGCGGGTGACCCGGTCGGCTTCCGCGAACCAGGCATTGAGCTCGCGCAGCCCCTGGACGTAGACGGGCAACTCAGCTGGTGCCCCACTGGAACCCGGCCCCACTCGCGGGACGGAAGGTGGCGGTGATCTCGCCGCGGGCGTTCAGCTGCCCGTTCAGGCCGTCGTAGGCGTACAGGGCGGCGGTGCCGCCGAAGGTGGGGTTGCCGGCACCGACCGACGCGGTTGCGTCCGCCTGCACGCTGATCACGGTGGTGGTGCCGGACTCGTAGATCGGCTGCAGGACGCGGTGGGGCTCGCCGGTGCCGAATCCCTGCAGGAACCCGATCACGATCGACTGGTCCCGCTGCCCGGGCAGGTACTCGCGGGTGCCGGCCGGGTTGAACCCGGACACCTCGACCTGCTCGCGTTCGTCGGGGGTGTCGAGGCTGAACGCGAACCGTGATAGGTCAGTCCCTCCGACCGTCACCTTGGCATTTGTCAACAGGTACTTCATGGCGAAAGCCAACTCCTTTCTAAGCTGGGAGACTCGGTGCGAGGCTGGCGAGCTCCCGCATTGTTTGGGCGCGCCAGTCGATGGGGCTGCCGGGGCCGACGTGGACGAACCGGGCGGGCGCCATCGGCTCGTCCCCCTCCGGGTATTGGAGGAGGAGCTGGTTCCATTCCTCCCCGAGCCAGTACGTATTCGCGTACAGATCGGTGGATCGGATTAGCCGGCAGGGGGGCGGGTCGGCCCGGTAGCCGAGCAGGTCGAGGAACGCGGCTTGTTCCCACCAGCGGTGGTTCAGGTACCGGGTCAGGCCCCACGCTTTCTTGAGCCAGGGCCGCATCGGCTCCCGGACGAGCCAGACACCGACCGACGGGATCTCACCTTCGCGGGTGTGGTGGCGGGTGATCGCCTGCCACGCCTTCGCGTCGACCTCGTCGGCGAGGTCGACGCTGTCGTCGAGGATCAGCACGTCCGCGTCGACCCACAGCACCTCGTCGTGGGTGTCGAGCGCGGCGAGAACGGCGGTGATCTTGTGCCACGACGGAGGCCGTAAGAGCAGGCCGGGCGGGTCGGTGACAAGGTCGTAGCCGTGCCAGTCCGCGTAGCGTTCCATCGCCGGCAGCGCCATCTCGAGGAGGGGGGCGTGCGGCCCCACCGCGAAGGTGACGAGCGCGCGCCTCACGCAGCGAGCTCCTGCGGCTCCCCGAGCTTCTCGAGGGCCGGCTTCCAGTAGCGGTCCGTGACCAGGTCGGCGTCGTAGGCGTGCGCGAATTCCGCCGCCGCCGCTCTGAGCTCCACGTCGTCGCGCGACGCGTACGCAGCCTCGAGCGCGGCCACGATCCCGTCGATCGAGGGGACGATGAAGAAGCTCGTCTGCAGCGCATCCCACCACGGGTCGCCCTGGACGAGCCAGCCGACCTCGGCCAGCTCGGTCATCGACGAATGGTCGGAGGCGATCACGGGAACCCCCGACGCCTGCGCCTCCAAAAGCGGGATCCCGAACCCTTCCCCCATGCTCGGCATCAGCAGCACGTCGAACGCCTGGTACATGAACGCGACCGCCTGCGAGGGGATGCCGAGCTGCCACGCCTCCTGGTGCGGGAACCGGAGCCGGCCGATGGGGCACCGGACGGCTTCGGCGAGAACGTCGAGGTTGAGGCCGCCGCCGACCGGGGGTTTCGCCATCGTGTGCACGTACATCCACGCGTCCTGGTAGCGGCGTGCGAACCTCGAGAACGCGAGGAACGCCTGCGGGAACGCCTTCCTTGGCAGCGACGGGTTGCCGGTGTTCGCGGCCACCATCCCGATCAGGAACACGTCGGTGGGGATCCCGAGCTCCTCCCTGACCGCCGCTTTGATGTCGGGCTGCGGCCGGAACTTGCCGGTATCGATCCCGTGCGGCACATACATCGGGTCGAGCTCGGCTTCCTTCATCAGCTGCTCGCCGAACCGGGACATAGCCACCGGCTGCACCCGGTCGTGCTGCAGCACGGCGAGCACCGCGGGCGGGATCGGGTAATGGTCGACAGGTGTCCACACCGCCGCCCGCATCCCCTCCGGCCAGGCGTCGGGTTTCAGCACCCACGCGTCGCAGAGGGCGATCGCCTGGTCGGCCCGATGGACGTCGGCGAACACCCCCAGGTTGATGTTCCCCCACTGCCCGTCCGACGGATAGCACACCGTCCCGTTCCAGTTCGTCTCCCGACCCTGCAACCCGTAGTTGCACAGCACCGCCACCTCATGCCCGAGCGCTTGCAGCCGCGGCACGAACAGGGCGGTCTGCTCGCCGTAGCCCGAGCTCGACCACGGAGAGTTACTTAGCCAAAGAATTCTCATCCGCGATCCGCCTTGTAATGGCATTTCGCGCAGAGAACGATCAGGCGGAAGCCGCGGTAACACTGCCGTGATGCATATGGCCGCCAGCGTGCCCGGCCGCCGTCCCATTCGGTGGTCTTCCCGCAACCGCACGTGCAGAGCGGGGCTGGCGACACAAGCCGCTGCATCCTCTGCTCCAGAGAAAACCGGCTCGGAACGTTGTACAGACCGGTCGGGCTCACAGCACCATCCGCACCCGCCACTCCGCCCCGAGCAGAGTGATGCCGGTCTCCGAGTACAGGGTCTGCCCAGACGGGCTCAGCGGCTCGATCTGCACGTCGTCGACTGTCCCCTGGATCGTGCGGTCGGATTCGATCACCGCCCGCAGCGACGAGTCCATCCGAGGGTCGATCAGCCCGAGCAGCAGCTGCTGCGCGGCCGTGTTGTCGAGGGTGCCGACCCGGGCGCGGACGATGAACAGCGCCTCCCACGACTGGCCGCCCTGCGCGGTGCGCTCGAGACAGGGCGTGTCCGGATACATGTCGATCGTGGGCGGGGTGGGGTTCGCGACCCGGATCGGCTCCACCTGGATCCCGTCCATGCCGGCCGGCAGCACGGTCAGGCCGGCGCGGAGCTGGTCGGCGAGCGCCTCCGTGATCTCCACCAGCGACGCCTCCGCCACCTACCCGATCCCCCAGCCGGTCTTGTACGGGGCGAGCTTGTTCGCGTACCAGTCCCACGTGTCCCGTGGTGTCAGGATCGGCAATGCTTCGCCGAGCCCGATCACGCCGGTGGGGATCTCCTCCCGGCTCCACAGCTCCGCGGCCCGCTCCAGGTTCACCTCCACGACCAGCGCGGGGGCGGGGGTGCCGAACGCGGTCCCGCACTCCGAGTCGATCTCGTAGGCGGCCGCGTCCAGCACCCGCTGCCCGGCGTCTTCCTGCGGCGGCGTCGGCGCCCGGACCCTCAGGATCCGGAACAGCTCCGCGACGTCCGCGTACGCCATCAGCTCAGGTGGATGAACCGCTGCGGGTCGAACACCTTACTCTTGAACGCGCCGATCACGCCCACTTCCATCCCGCCGATCGCGGGCTCCACCGCCCGCATCTCCACCGGCGCGTTCGCGGTCTCCCCGACCAGGAACGCGGAGCTGTCGCCGACGATCGCCGCGTTCTGGTTGGAGAACCCGTAGCTGCCGACGACGCGCAGGCCGGCGTAGGTGCCGGTCATCGTCTCGATGTTCAGGTTCCCGACCGGGCTGATCTGCAGCGTCTGGTTCGTTCCCAGGCCCGCCAGCGAGAAGAACCGGCCGGCGGCCAGGTACAGCGTGTTCGTGGTCGCGCGGCCGCCGGTGTTCCCGTAGATGGTCGAGATCCCCTTGATGATCGCGGCCCGCCAGGCGGCGAAGTCCTCGGTGCCGGTGGTGCCGAGCGGCGTCGAGATCGTGCCGCCGCCGGCGGTGCCGAGCTCCGTGCAGGCGGCGGTCTCGGTCGCGCGCGCGTACTGCTCCGCGGCCAGGTCGAACCACAGCTGCAACGCGTCCGGCGTCGACCAGTTGATCACCTGCCAGGACAGATTCCCGCCGCCCAGGTAGGTGTCGGCGGTCAGATCCTCCATCGTCACCTGCATGTTCGCCGTGCCCGCCTCGGTCTTCTCGGCGGTCTGCACTTTCACCTCCGGCCGCTGCGCGATCTTCGGGTAGGT